TAGCAGATACGTTTGAAGTATATGGGTCAACATAAACTTTGTACTTGCCATTCAAAATACCAGCGAAAGTAGTAGAAGTGTCATCTACAGTCAAATCATTCTTACCAGTCAAGCCAGAAGAATAATCTAACACACCAGCCATAGCTAGAGCAGAAGCTACGTCAGCTGAAGTGATGATCACGTTACCACGACCACGACGAGTTTGTTGACCGATAGCATTGGCTTCACGTTCGATTTGGAACATTAGACCTTTGAACTTCTCAACAGACCAACGACCATTTGAGTCAGTATCTAAGTCGAATGTACCAGCAGTAGTTACACCAACTTGAGCACCTGGCTTAGCAGTCTTGTAGATTGTACGGATAACTTCACGGTTGATTTCAGCAAGGATCTCAGTAGAGAGAATGTTGCTTAATTCGCCTTCAGCGTCAAGACCATGAACAGACTTCATGTCTTGTGCTAATTCGATAGAGTATTCTGCCTTCAAAGCACGAGTCTTTGCAGTTACAGAAGTCTTTTCGATAGAGAAAGCCATAGCACCGAAAGAACCATCACCAACACCACCTTGACCTAAACGCTCGCCATCGGCAGTCGCTAGACCAGTACCAGTAGTTTCAGATCCACCGAAGTCATACGCACCAGAGTGAGTACCTGTACCAGCGAAGTCTGAATCAGCTTCGTTGAACAGAGCCTCAGTACCACCTTGAGTTGAATAGCGTGATTTCATTGCGAAGATCAAACCAGTTGGCTGAGTCATTGGTTGTACACCGCAAACATCATAAGCGATCATTTGTGGCATTGCACGACGAACTAAGCTGATCATTACTGGATCGAACTTAGCGAAACCGCCAGTGTCACCATAAGAACCAACAGAGTTAGCTGGAGCAGCTTCAAACAACGCTTCACGTTGCTTAGCCATTTCACGCTCTTGGTTTTCTAGAAGAACCGCAGTTACTTCTTTACGATAGTTGTCACGAATCTTTGGAGCACTTTCGTGCTCAAGAATCGGAGCCCATTTTTTTACTAAATCTTGACGAGATTGTGTCATTTGGATTTCCTTATTTGTTTAATTTGTTGAGCTGTGCAGCATAAGCAGACATAGCTGGATCTAATTTCTTAGAAACTTCTTCTGTCAACGCTTCTACTGGAGCATCAGTAACTACAGAACTAATTTCTGTAGCTGCTTTAGTTGTGAAATAATTTTCACGGATAGTCTTTACTTTGGTTTCAAAACTAGCTTGGTCTTCATAAGAGAGTTCTTCAACAAGAGACATAAACTTTTCAGTTTCTGTATCAGTCAATCCTTCACTTACAGTTTTAACGATTTCACTGCGATTGCTTTCAGCAAGAGTCTTGCTTAGTTCAATATTAGCTGCAACTTGTTCGTTAAGTTTTGCTTCCAATTCATCGATCTTAGATTCCATTTCGCCAAGCACATCGAATTTCTCTTCAGGAATATCGATATAGTGCTCTTCAAATAAATTCTTCAGACCGCCAATGAAACCTTCAAGAATATCGGATTTCATACCACGCTCTAGGGCAATTTCATTCTGTGTCATCCACTGCTCGGCAATATAGCCGAGGTATCCATCAACTTGCTCAACAATTCCCTCTGTATTCTGTGCAACTTGTTCCGCAAGTTTGCTTTCGAATTCTTCTTCAATACGAGCAACTTCTGCTTTAACACGAGTCATTACAGCTGCTTCAAAAATTGTTTCTGCTTTAGCACGGAACTCTTCAGATAGTTCCTCGCCATTCAACAATGCGTCAACATCTTCTTTAACGCTAGTGCCTGTGCGAATAACTGCTTGATCACCAGCAACTGCTTTAGCAGTAGCAGGGTTTGATTTCTGGGATGTAGCATTTGCAGCTTCATCTTCGTTATCAACATTGTTCTTTGCATTGTCTGCATTAGGTGTTTCACCACCATTTGGTACATTATTAGATGCATCACGGATAACAGCTTGATCACCTGCAACAGCACCATGTGTACCTGGATCCATACCACCTTCTTTGCCTGATACTTTGAATTCGTCTAATTGCTTAGACTCAGCTAAAATTTCAGCGATTTTTTGTTCGATTGACATCGTTTTCTCCTGTAACTGGATAGTTCTATTAGATTATTTATTATTTATCTGATTTTACTCAGAAACTTTTGGAAAGCAATAATCTTCGCTTCCTCTAGATTTCGTGAAGAAGCCTTGCGAATAGAACGCTTTGCTTCCTCAATATGTTGTTCCACAAACTTTCCATCAACAAAGACCCACTCTTTTGACTCCATAATACCTCTTACGAACGCATCTGGAGCAGACGGATCGGCAACGATGTCAGCTGCAGTGGACAGCATAAAATCGTCTTGAACAATTTGAACACCTTCGTTATTTGTTTGAAGGGAACCTAATGCTCTACTAGAAACTCCAAGGTTTGCACCACCATCTAAAAGACCACGTGCAATTTGACCCATTGGGGTTTCTAGAATCTTTGCTTTGCCGATGTAGTTAGTACCTTCTTTGCGCAAACTAACAATCATGTGTGATACACGATCCAAATTAATGGAAGGAGTATCTGGATGACCAAGTTCGCCATAGGCACGATTCTTTTCGACAGATTCTTTAATGTAACGACCTACTTCATTATCCATAACTGATTCTGGATACATACGACCATTACGATTTTTCAGTTCAGATTGAAGAAAAATTCCTTCAATAAAATATTCTTTTCCTTTGCCGAGTTTAGACTCAACAATAGTATTTGTTTGTTCGAAAACTTCTCTAATTAGTCTCATGATTATACCTTATCTGGAGAACCACTTAATGTGGTAGAAGCACCAACACGAGTTGGATCGTCATAAGCACCATAAGTAGCGTCTTCAACTTTAGTAGACCAACCAGCAACTTTACGGAGAACTAAAATACCAGTAACATCTTTTGCAGCACCATTAGTAATAACAATGTCAGAAGTATTGTCATTGGTTAGTGGAATACCCCATGCGTTTAATTCTGCATAAGGAGCATTCTCAGGTGCGCATGAAATAACAATTTTACTATTACGGAGAATGTTAACCTTTGAAGCCAACTCACCAGTCACTTGCCACTTAACAATATTAACTGTTGGGGTAGCTGCATTTCTCGCTTGGCTTGTTGCAGTTAAGTTGGCAATAGTAATAGTGCCAGACTCTGCAGCAGAAGACTGGAAATGAATCACAGTCTCTTGATTTGTATTCTTAAGGGTGGTAAAAACCATTGCCATTTTATTATTCCTCTAATTTGCTAAGCACATGAAAGAAGTTCTCTTTTGACTCTCTCATATACTCAATAATTTCTGTTTGATTATGTAATAAGTTATTTAGGCGCACTTGAGTACGCTCGTCAATAGTTACAATTGACTCATCATTAAGAACATAATGCAATTTACCCTCAACCAATCTGTCAAGTTTATTAAGAGAACGAATACCTTGAACAACTGGGTCTACACTAAACATATGAGAAGAAGCAAGTTTTATATAATTTTCGATTAATGTATCGGTAACTTTAATATCGTGATATTCTTTAATAATATTTGCGACAGTATGTTCTGATAGTTCCTCGTATAAGTCTTTTGATACTTGTTCTTCTAATTGATGCGAAATGTAATCTTGTTTAATGTATTGTCTTGCTTCTTCTAAACTTGTAAATTCTGTTTCAATACCATTTATCAAAATCTTATCGTCTTCAGTTCTTTCGATTAACTGAAGATAGGATCTGATGCTTTCAACAACATCAGATCGCTTTAGAGATTTTGTAAATTCGTAGTAACGCATTACTCTTCTGCAGTAGGTTCAGCGACTGGTTCAGCTTCTTGTTCTGTTGCTTGTGCAAACATACTCTGTGCAACTGACTGGCGCATGTCATCTAAACGAGCAGATAACTTTTCTGCCATTGCATTTGCAAACGCTTGTTCTGTCTCAAGTGCATCGCCAGCTTTAATTGCTTGGACTAAATTTTGTACTGTTTCACTCATAATATTCTCCTATTAATTTGGCCAAGTACCAGTTTTTAATTTGGTAACTTTCCCTTTGCTCTGTTGTGTATCCGTATCTTGCCCAGCATCTTGTTCTGCTTCAGCATCTGCTTCTTGTTGATCAGGAGCACCTTGATCTTGCTGAGGTTGTGCAGCTTGTTGCTGTTGCATTGCCTGTTGTTGCTGTGCTTGCGCATCCATTTGTGGTTGCTGCATTGCCAATTGTATCTGTC